AAGGAATATCGGATAAAGAGGCAGAAAAGCTATGGCAAAAGTTTGAATACTTTAGTGGCTACGGTTTTAATAAGTCTCACGCTGTTTCCTATTCTATTATTTCTTTTCAGTGTGCTTGGTTGCTGAATTATTATCCAGCAGAGTGGATGGCTGCATTTCTAGACAAAGAGCCTGAATCAAAAAAGGAACGCGCAATTAACATTGCAAAGCTCTATGGCTTCAACATTGAGCCGCTTAACATTAATACTTCGGGAGTATATTGGGAGATTTCTGCGGACAACAAAACACTGGTTCAACCCCTAACATCGCTCAAGGGCCTAGGCGACAAGGCCATCGAACAAATTATCGCAAACAGACCATTTGAGACGATTGAAGAGTTTCTTTTTAATGAAAATATAACCTATTCAAAGCTGAACAAGAAAGCGATTGACGTGCTCGTTAGAAGTCAGACATTAAACTGCCTAATGGATGAAAGATTTTCTGGCTTAAGGCACTTTTGGTCTGCAACTGCCGTTGACAGGGTTCGAAACGAAGACAAGTTTAAAGAAAATGTGGAGTTATATAAACCAGAGGGGGACTTCACAGACGAAGAGAAGATCGAGTACCTTTCTTCACTGACGGGAATATTTCCCACTTCTCTAGTCATGACAGCGGGTGTTAGAAAAAAACTTGAAGAACTATTCATACCGCCGATTAGCAGTTACGATCCGGAACTAAGGGTCTGCTGGGGGATCATTAGAGAGGTTCTTATCAAGAAGACAAAAAATGGAAAAGATTATTATCTTGTTAAGCTGTTGGATGATTCATCACAGACCGTCGCAGTGAAATGCTGGGGCATTAACCCGGCGAAAGACAAACTTCACCTTAACAGGCCCTACATGATATGCCCACAATATGATGAAGAGTGGGGCTTTTCCACTAGAGGAATGACAAGAAGGGCGTGGAAACTATTAGGATAAAAAGGAAAACAATGAACATAAAAGTATATCGAATCAGATCAGAAGCGAAGTTACCAACAAGGGCACACAGGGTTGATGCGGGAATGGATCTTTATTATTGTCCCAATGGAGAGCGTGCCCGGGCCGTTAGCGAAGAGGGACTAGCCGTGGGCGCCAGAGAAAGCGTACTTGTGCCTACAGGGCTAAAAGTCGAAGTGCCATACGGTTACATGCTGGAGATTAAAAATAAATCCGGTATTGCGTTTAAAAGGCAGCTTATTGTTGGGGCATGTGTGGTCGATCCCGGCTACAATGGAGAGGTCTATGTTAATTTGCATAACGTGGGCATGCGAACTCAATACATAGGCCCCGGGGATAAAATTGCACAAGCGGTATTAATACCTGTTCTTCATTGTGGTATTATGGAGGTAGAGGATGATACTACAATGAACAACAACACCACCCGAGGAATCGGCGGGTTTGGATCCACAGGAGAGAGATAATGAATGCCAACACTTTAGAGACTATGTTTAGTTCGAAATCCATGGAGATGTCGACACCAACATCTTTTTTTAATAAGTTAGATGAAAAATTTGGGTTTACACTTGACCCATGCGCAACTAAAAGCAATAAAAAGTGCCGCACATTTTATACAATGGAAGATAATGGGCTGGAGCAAGATTGGGGAGGCCACACTGTCTTTATGAACCCCCCGTATGGTCGCGACATCGCCACGTGGATCAAGAAGGCCCACACCGAATCCATGAAACCAAACACAACAGTTGTTTGTCTAATCCCGTCGCGCACAGACACAAGATGGTGGCATGATCACTGTATGAGCGCAGACGAAATACACTTTGTTAAGGGCCGCTTGAAATTTGGCAGCTGCGATAACTCTGCGCCATTCCCATCGGCCGTTGTGGTGTTCGCCAGCAAGACCAGCCCAAACATTAAATCGATTGAAAGGGAATAAATTGTCATTTAAAAGAAGACCCAAAAGAAAGAATGTTTCTAAAAAGAAAAAGAAAGCAGAGAGGGCAATTGCTAAAAAAATAAGTTTATTTCATAAGATACCAGATGCGTGCATGGTGTGTAAGGAAGCGTTTGATAAGAAGAATCGCGAACAGGCTTTTACATGGAACGTGGTCGTAAAGCGAGAACAAGGAGTGGTTAATTTGTACTGCCCCAGTTGCTGGGACCATGCAATGGACGTGGTTAAAAAACACAATCCGGAGGAAGAACATGAAGTATAAAGATGCGCTAACATATGATGATGTATTGTTGGTTCCACAATATTCTGACATTAAAAGCAGAAAAGAAGTTGACATTGGCAACAACCTGAGCGCTAATAATATTAGCTTGAGTTTGCCAATAATCTCCGCACCCATGGATACAGTGACGGAAACAGATATGGCAATTGCAATGCATCAAGCCGGAGGGCTAGGTATCATACACAGATATAACACAATAGAGGAGCAAGCGCGGTGCGTTGCCCGGGCCCTCAATCATACGGTCGGCGCCGCAATTGGCGTAACGGGGGATTATAAAGAACGCGCGGATGCGCTATTCGGAGCAGGGGCCGAGGTTCTATGCGTGGATGTTGCCCATGGCCACCACTCGTTGGTGGAACACGCCATTAAAGCCCTCAAGGACGCATACGGTGACACCTTACATATCATGGCCGGCAACGTCGCAACCCCAGAGGGCTATACAGCACTATCTGATTGGGGCGCAGACAGCGTTAGGTGCAACGTGGGCGGAGGTTCAATATGTTCAACGCGGATACAAACCGGCCATGGGGTACCCGGCTTACAAACCATATTAGATTGCGCCCGGCACAAAAGATTTAAGACGAAGATAATTGCTGATGGCGGCATTAGAAACTCTGGCGATATTGTTAAGGCGCTGTCTGCCGGCGCCGATTTTGTTATGTTGGGTTCTGTGCTTTCTGGCACCGATGAAACCCCGGGGAACATTATTAATACGCGCTCTAGAGGGAAGCTCAAGGTATACAGAGGAATGGCCAGCAAAGAGGCACAAAACAACTGGAAAGGGAGCTATTCTTCGAATGAAGGGATCTCGACTCACGTGCCCTATAAGGGATCAGTCAAACACATCATAGAGGACCTCCGCAACGGTGTGGCTTCCGGCTTGTCATATTCTGGTGCGCGCACCATTAGAGAACTACAAGAGAAAGCTCGTTTCATTAGGCAAACGGGCGCTGGCCAAGCAGAGAGCGGCGCTCATATTTTAAAAGGTGCTCCGTGAAGAACAAAAATAAAAGAATTTGTTTTAACATGTTGAGCAAGAAAGACGTTGATTTTAAAATTCAACTACACTATGACGAGTTGAAGACTAGTGAGTTTTTTAATTCCATTGTGGAGGGCTACATTTTAGATGATGATAGAATAGCTTCTTTTGTTGAAGAGGTCAAAGAAAAGAAAAAACTGTCAAAGACTAAAAGAAAAAAAGCAACTGATGCGCTAGTAAAAAAGAAAAAGATCGATAGCGCCTTTGCCCTGAACGAGAAAGAGATTGAGAATATTTTTGATATTTTAGAGGAGGATTTACCATAGCTATGAAAGAGTGTTGTAAGAAGTGTATAAGTGTTGATAGGTCTTGTAGAGAAAGGGATTGCGGAATGTGGATTGATTACAAGGAGGATTTAAACTGTACGTTAATCGCAGTTGAAAATAATAAGTCCGACAGTATGACTTTGGAAGAAGTTTCGAAGCGACTAAACATAAGCATTGTAAGAGTTAAGCAGATTCAAGATAAGGCCCTGCAAAAAATAAAGAAAAAAAGGAATTTAACTTTCTGATTTACTATTTATTATGAAACTTTAACTTTTTTAAGGAGTGTACCCCCGATGAAGAATGAGAAAACCTTACTACAAGAAGGCTCTGTTCGCCGTTTCATGAAGCTGGCCAGTTTGCAGCCGCTAACTGAAGAATTTGTTCAGAATATGTACGAGGAGGAGGAGGAGGAATTCTCTCCCGAACCGCCGGCTGATGAGCTAGCACCGCCTACCGATGAGCCCGAAGCGCTGGATCTAGAACCCGCCGCTGCCGGTGACATTGATGTCGCGAGCTTGGTTGATGCAATCGCCACAGCCATTGAAACTGAAACTGGAGTTCCGATTTCCGTCGAGGGGGAGCCCGGAGAAGAAGCCGAACCAGATTTGGCCCCAGAAGCACCCGAAGAGGAAGCAGAGCTACCTCCTATCGAGGGCGACGAGGCTCTAGAGGAAGAGACTTTTCAGGCACTTGAAGAAGAAGATGTTGTTGAGTCCCCACAAGCAGACGCTCAAACCCTTGATGAAGAAGATATCGTCAAAGAAGTAACTCGACGCGTATCCATGAGACTTGTTAAAGAGAGCCGCCGCCAGAAGAACCAAGAAAAAGCTGAATAGGTGCTCAATGCATGAGCTTTTATGGTTTTTGGGCGGCGCCCTATTCTACAAAATAATTTCCCACTTATTAAATGTCGGTCACTCTGTGCTTTTTATGCAAGAAGTACAAGTCCGCGCATTGTTAATCTTAATGACCGCCGTGCAGGATGTTGCTTTCATGAAAAAAATAAAATATGACACAATGAGGGAGAGCTTGCCGGAAAAAGAAGTAGAAAAGGCAAAGCAAATTGACGAGCAAGCCTTCGAAAGTTGGAAGGTTTCAACCCTAAACAAACTCCAGAATAACTTGCCACCTAGTTTACAAAGAAAATCTTTTTTTATAAGCTGGCCAAAAGCAATTGCTGCTGTCGAAGAAGAATATAAGAACCAATTGAAGATGTAGAATCTATTTATGATATGGTTAAAGATCACTTCATAAACTGGCTTGTACAAGAAAATGCTCTTTACAAAGAAGAAAATGTTTATTATGCAGAGAAAGCCTTTTTGATCAATGCTGCCGTACACTGGTGCGGTCAACAGGAAAGCATTAACAAAACGCAACTGTCAACCTATATGACTCTTTTTAAAAAGTACATAAAGGGGGAGCTTGGATTGTATTGGGAAGATGGTGCTCTTATGGTAGAGATCGAAAAACCGACAGGATCAAAGAAGGAACCAGCCGGCAGCAAAAATTAATTAATTTTTTTATAAAATGCTGGTATTATTGAACGATGGTTAATGTTTTTTAAGGAAAAAAATCACATGGCAAAAAAAGAAAAAAAAGTAGAAGCAGAAAAGCCCCCTACAGCTCCGGCCGACGCGGAAGCGGCACCAGAAGAAGAGCGAAAAGAGCTAGAAGAAGAGCTAGCTTCTTTGATAATATTGGACAAGCAGAACCAAGCCGAACAAAAAATCAGAATGGTCAGCCTATATGGCGACATTGATGAAGAGAAGGGCGAGGAAGCGTGTTTTTATATGATGGCGCTAAAAAAGTCCGGGAAGGAAGAGTATTATAACGATCCAAAAGATCCACTTTCAGGAGTTGCCGAAGTTCACTATATGCCAATGACGCTGTTTGTGTCGACGGTGGGGGGCACTTCAGTTGATATGTTCGCGATTTATGATACTATGAGAATGATCAGAGAGGATTGCGAAGTGCACACTATTGGCATGGGCAAGGTAATGTCCGCTGGCGTCTTATTGCTCGCCGGCGGTACCAAGGGCCACCGAAAAATTGGGAAAAACTGTCGCGTAATGCTACATAGTGTTATAGGTGGTAACCATGGCCCTATTCACAATTTAGAGAACGAAATGGATGAGCTACGCTGGGTACAACAACGTTATGTCGAGGCAATGGTAGAAGAGACAAATATGACAAAAAAATATTTAACAAAGCTTCTGGATAGAAAAGTAAATGCATATCTTGGAGCACAAGAAGCAGTGGAATTAGGAATTGCTGATGAAATTATTTAATAAGGAAAGAACAATGCGATGTTCGGCACTTGGATTAAAAATCTGCACAACAGGTACTATGCAAAAAAGTATGGGTGGAGACCTGCGTGGTTTGGTGTCGACAAGTTCAATAAAAGGTTGGTCGAAAAGATTGAGCAATTTCAGGTAAAACACTCACTTAAGCCAACGGGCGTATGTGACAAGAGAACGTTTAAACTGGTTGCTTTGACGATTCTTTTAAAAATCAGGAAAAGAAAAAAACAAAGACAAAAAAACAAAAAGAAGTAAACTAATTAATTATATGAGCAAATTAGATCAATTGGTCGAAAGTTATCTTAACCCCAAAAAAGAAATTACTTTCGAAAATTTCATTCAAATAGTCGAAGGCGAGATGGAAAGCGCCATGGCCACTCTCAAAGAAAGAACCGCGCGCAAGCCAAGGGCCCCAAAAGGCGCCCAACAGAGAGAAAGAGTACTCCGCTTACCCAATCTCGTTGCAACAGAAATATCAGTGGGTCAACGCCCAGACAGTGAAGACCGTACTCAATTCGAGTTGTGGATGAGCAAGCTGGGATCAGAAACCGGCCTAGAAGCTGGCGGCAGCGATTCGAGCGCCGTCAGTAAAAAAATAACAGCAATCACAGATTGGTTTAGCAACCTAGACGCCAAGCTAGAAAACGCCAGTACGCCAGAAATACTATCTTACCTCATGTTTTTGAATCAATTTGTTTGGATGCTCAAGGAGTTTAACGCTTCTGTCGCTGGCTTCCTTTGGGAACCTTTCTTGGCCTCCTTGTTCGGCGGCCGGTCTATGCAGGTACCAACGAGCGAAGGTGATATCGCAGACATTAAGATAGAGGCCACTGGAGGACTTGAATCAATTAGTCTTAAAATATTGAACGCTGCCGGAGAAGTGAAGGGCTCCTTTACAGACTTGGTTAAGCATTTTGCGGATGGTGGCGATGCGATGCGCTATGTGGTCGTTGTTAAACAGCAAAGCAAGGTGGGAAAGGTGGTCGGTGCGGTGACCTTTTACGAGTTTGACATTACCGCAGATAATTTTTTCGAGTGGATTGGCAACGTTGCCTATAAAGAGTCACTTGTCTTACAGAAACAAGAATTCACCCTTGCATCTGCTGACACAAAAAAGGTGCAATCGTGGCTTAAGAGAGGTATGGGCGGCAACAGGAAGAAGCCCGGGCCCTACATCTGGATACGTCATGCAGAGGGCGGCAAAAAGGTCCGCGGACCTAGCGGCGTGTGGATGGGCGCGCAACCAAAATGGTTAAGGCTGGCTCTCGTCGACCCAAAGAAGGGCATCCTTATGGATCCTGATGTTGCAGCCGCCATTAATCTTCAAGGCATTCCGGCAGATGGCGCAGTGGACATGGACACACCCTTGTCCGCGGACTTGGCCACGTATAAGGCCGGCGGCTCTGCTAGGTCACAAACGCCGGGTGCCAAAGTGCGCGCAACTTATGAGCCAGTCCCGGGAGAAGAGACAACAGATACCAAAAATTTATGGGGCGGAGCGAAGGGCTTAGAAGAGTGGAGTGCAATTGCACAACAACTAGGTGATCGCCAAACATTTTTTCAAGCTGTCGCAGGCAGGATGGAGGGGATCGAAGCTGCACCGGGCTATGGCGAGGGCAAGGGTGGTAAACAATTTCACATCAAGCCCGGCCACTATACGAGAAAGGGTGCAAAACTGGGCACCCTTAAGATCACGGCACCGGCCGTGCAAGATGCGTTTCAAAAGGGCGCCACCAAGTTGAATGATGACCTCGTAATTATGTTCAATGCCATGGCCGACTTGTCAGACAATATAGGAAGATTCTTTTTAACAGATTGTGGCACTCAAGAATGTTCCGAGTCTGACGTTGCCGGGAGAGACCGCGCCGGCCAAAACGCCATAGAAAACTCTCGCGAGTTGCAACGGGCCGTATTGTCTTCCATCAGTAAAGAAAAATAAAATCAATTCAATTAATGATTAAAAAAAGAAGAGAATAGTTTTATAATCTTATAGAGCATAGGAGATGTACAATTGTCAAAAGAATTTAATTCCGGATTAGAGTTAAGGCAAAAGATTTTAAAAGGTGCAACAATATTGGCGGACAACGTTGCGTCAACGCTTGGACCAAAGGGAAGAAATGTAATATTGCACCCTAAAAATGGAAATCCAATAATTACAAAAGACGGGGTTACCGTGGCAAAATTTGTTGAACTTGAGGATCCATTTGAGAACGTTGGAGCGCAGACGCTTAAGCAAGCGGCACTGCAAACAAATGTTAATGCCGGGGACGGCACAACAACATCAACTGTTTTGGCCGCGGCCATCCTCAAGGAATCACAAAAATATTTAGCCGCGGGCTCTTCTCCCATCGAACTGAAGAGGGGGATCAGCAAAGCAACGGACATCATTTTGGAAAAACTTAGTCAGTTGGCTAGGCCGATTAAATCAAAAGAGGACATTGAGCATGTTGCAAAAATATCCGCCAATGGCGATGAAAAGATTGGCAAGCTTATCGCGTCTGCTGTCGATTTAATCGGTAAAGATGGCGCGATAACCATTGAAGAAGCCCGATCAGTTGATACGACACTAGATGTGGTCGAAGGCTTCCGGTTTCAGTCTGGGTATTTATCGCCAACCTTTATTACCGATGAAAGAACTGGCGCAGTAAAATACAACGAACCGCTTCTGTTGGTCACAGACGCCGCTATAGAAACAGTTGATGAATTGATGCCTGCTCTAGAAATTGCTGCTAGGGAAGGCCGGCCCTTCGTCGTCGTGGCAGAAAATGTAGAAGGTCAGGCGTTGGCTGCACTTATCATGAACGCAATGCGCGGCACCCTTAAGGTAGCCGCAGTCAAAGCACCACAGTACGGAGAGGAAAGAAGAAACATACTTAAGGATCTTTGTATATCCACCGGCGCCACGTTTGTATCTAGGGAAGCAGGCTTAAGCCTAGCTGAAATTACTTTAAATGATTTTGGCACAGCGAAATCCATAGAAATTCTAAACAACCTTACAACAATTGTTGCTGGCAATGGAGAACAAGAGGATATAGAAAAAAGAATTGAAACACTCAAGGCACTAGTGCCGCAAACCGACTCACTCTACGAGAGTGAAAAAATTCAGGAAAGAATTACGCGTCTGGCTAGCGGCATTGCAATAATTAGAGTTGGGGCACCGACAGAGGTCGAGATGATTGAAAAGAAACACAGAATTGAAGATTCTCTGGCAGCCGTTAAAGCCGCGCAAGAAGAGGGGATAGTAACGGGCGGTGGCAGTGCCTTGATTAAAATACACAATGACCTTAAAGTGGACACCGATAATCAAGATCAAATGTTTGGGGTCGAGGTGGTAAAAGAGGCAATCAAAAAGCCGTTGAGACAGATGGCTATCAACGCCGGCGAGTCCCCAGATCTGATCGTTAACGAAGTAATAAATTCAGATAATGACGAGGGCTGGAACTTTATAAAAAATGAACTGACTGATATGTATGTGGATGGAATTATTGATCCCGTAAAGGTGACTCGCAATGCTCTTCAGAATGCATCATCGGCCGCGGCAACTTTAATAACAACCGACTACTGTATAATAGAAAAGTAAAAGTCTAATTATATATGTACAAGGAGGGCATGTCTATATGGACCCCGAAGCACAGACCCAAGCAATAATCGAACTGACAGGGAGGTTTGATCGGTTGATGGATGGCATTGAAACTGTCAAGGACAGGCAGGAAGTGATGGCCAGCGACGTATCCAAAATAAAAGAGGCAGTATATCACCCAGATGAGGGAATATATGCACGGATACGGGAATTGGAGCAATGGAAGGCAACATCTACTAGGTTGATATGGATCATAATCACAACCCTAGCGGGCGCCGGCGGATCGCTTCTCGTTGGTAAACTTTTTTTACAATAAAATAATTAAAAAAATATTAATAACTTGCATATTTATGGTATCATAGTATTATAAACTAGGAGGTTTATGTGAAGGTAAGCATTAGTTATAATATAGACTTCGAGGATGTACCGCAAGAGGTCATCAAGGCCATCGACGATGCATGTAAGGCTCATGAAAGCGCGCTAATGATGTATGGCAAAGCGCGCGACTTGATGCTACAGGAAAACCTAACCCTTTCAGCCAAAGAGATTGAAAAAACAAGGATTGCCCTATCGAAGATAGACAATAAATTAAATGACTGTACCAACATAATTTTGGGGTACCAAAGGGCACTGATCGATCTACAGACAGAGCCGCAGCCGCAGTCATCGGCACAACCAAACACACCAGCACCCACAGAAACAGAAGAAGAGAATGAAGAAGGGTGAGTTGATTTATTTGCCTTCGGAAGTCGTGCTTTATAACTTTTGTGAAATGTCCGGACCAGAACAAATAGTAGAATACATAAAAACAACAAGGCCGGCCAACGCATTGGTGCTGGATGAGAAAGAAAATATGTATTTTAAGATAGTATATAACGGTAGAAGTTGGTACATACATAAAAAAGATGCCTTGGAGGTGAAAAAATGTTAGTAAGCTTGATAGAAGTGGTCAATCTCTCTAGATTTTCAAACACAAAGAGAAACTATTCTCTTTCGGAGATATTTGTCAACCCAAAACAAGTTGTGTGCATGCGAGAAGAACTTAATATTAAAGAAAAAATGATATTAGAGGGCGCCTACCCTAAAGGTTTAGACAAAAGGCAGTCATTTACAAAGTTGAGTCTTCAACGCGGCGGATCCGGAATCGACATAGTTGTTGTCGGTGCACCCGCCGTAGTAATGGAAAAGATTCATGGTAAGAAGGGGCTGTTGAGTGGATAAATACGAGCTATACATTAAAGAGAAATGTCCGTTTTGCATAAAGGCAGTCGAACTATTAAGAAGCAAAAATAAGCAGTTTGTCGTACATGTAATGGATAGTGACACGGAGGCTCTCAATGAAGCAAAAGAAAAGTTTAAACACGGCACAGTGCCCATTGTATTAGTTTGTGAGAATAATACCAAAAGTCTTATTGGCGGGTATACAGAACTGAGCAACAAACTTAATGAGTGAGACAAAAAAACAACAATATTACATTTCGGAAGATTCTTTCAACGAATACATGGATAGGTGTGACATGTTTATGAGAATTTCCATGCACATGATGCGAGACAACCTAGCTTCGGTACCGTACGATAGAGAGTTGATAGCGCTACTGTGTGATCTGTTTGGCACGTCGATGCACATGGTAAAAACGTTAAAGGAAATATTCGATAGTAACCCAACATTGCCAGAAAAATACATGTGTGACGGCGAACAGGTAATTACTATTGGCACGTGTCTTAAGGCGATTAATATTCTTAAGGCCGACTTGGCAGAGAGAAACATAACTATATACATCCATTAAAAAAAAACATTATTTAGAGGATACATTGGCGTTCTTATACTATTTATTATAGCTAAAGGGAAACATTAATGCGAGTTAAGCTTAATAATTGGGACAACTTTACTTTAGACGCAGAACTGCAATTGCTGGAACAACTTCTAATAGAAGGTCGCTACGATGACGCCGCAAAGAAATATCCCGATGCAGTTGAAGAAACAATAGATGGTATGCCGGTCTTGAAGTATTTTTCGAAACACGATGAATCTGGCAACAATAAATATATTATGTGGATGGCAAGACAATTTGCTGATGATATGGCTAGGTGGAAACGGAACGGTTTAAGCGAAGAGGGCGACCCAGACTGGAGAGAGTCTGTCGAACAGCGCGCGGATGATATCGCAACCGCAGTTAGAAAATACCATAGATTGTTACCATATGTTCGCGATGACGAAGCAGAATATAAAGATATCTATAAGATAGAAGATAAACGAAAGCTGGATAGGGTTATATACAACGCACACCACAAAAAACAACGGAAAGAACAAGAAAAAGAACAAGCGAGACGCGAAAAGGCAATCGCACATCGAGACTCAGTAATTCTAATTGATGATAATAATTTTATGATGGTGCGCCCGGAAACCGCACAAGCTTCTTGCTTTTGGGGTCGCGAGACTCGCTGGTGCATTTCCGCGTCACAATCACAAAACTATTTTGATAACTACACTAGCGAGGGCAAAGCGTTTTATTTTGTGTTTATGAAAAATAAAAAGAACTTCGAGACCGAAGACTGGCCAACTTATAAAAAGATTGCCTTGGTATATGAGCCAGATTCTTACGGTGAGGGTGGATTCGTAGAGGGGTATGACACAACAGACAGCCCCATGGATGCAGATGAGATCTCACAACAGATCGCCACCAATTTGGTGGGGTATGCAGCGGTCAATGCCTATGATGAATACACGCGCTATGGTAGTTTAGAGGGTCAGTTCAAAGAGGATGAACCAGAACACTATCTAGAGCTTGTGCGCGCAATGACAGAGGATGGCTGGACAGAGGACGACGATCCCGAAGAGTGGTGGAGTGAATTCGTACAAGATGCATGGCACAACATCGAAGCCTCGGCTAGCCAACATTCATATGACAATCCTGCTGGTCCCCGGCCGGAACAATTTGATGAGATTCATGCAAATGCCGAGTTTGAGTATGCTGACGTTTCTTATGACGAATATGAGCCCGGAAAGTGGTACTGGAGCGCTAGCATGTCTTTCGACTTCGAGGAGTTGGACTGGGTGGATGACGGAAGTGCTGAAGAGGCTGATTTAGAAGATGAGATAAGTGAGATACTCGATGCACACTATATTCACCCAGAAGAAATAGAAGTTTATGGCGATAATGTGAATCTCACGATTAATCCATCCGATTACGATGAGAGCGAAGGTCTAGAAGGCTTTCAAACCTTTGTTAACAACGTTTCCAATATGGAAGAGAACTACGTCGAGGCGCGCCTTGACATAATTGATTTGTTTATCGACAATGGAGTCGTGGATGTATCCTCAATGACTCCATACGGAAAGTTACGAGGCCAAGCGAGAGACAGAAAGTGGGAATACTTCACAATCGATAGTTCCGGTGGCACGATTCAATATCGAACCACAATGAGCTTCAAAGTGCCAGAGATTGCCGAAATTGCACAGAGTCTTACGAGAAATCTTAAAGGTGGCATGTCGGCTACTGGTGTGCCGGATCCAGATTCGCCGCGCAACAAAATGCTTGCCTACTGGCAAGAAAGTTTTAGAGGCCATCACCTTGATCGTGGTGCAAACAATTCGCATGCAACAAACATATTGCTCGATCAATTAAGCGGTTTTTTTCGACAGGCGCAGGAGGTCGCAGCGAAGCAAATGAACTTGCCCGGTATACCTGCCGGTAAAGTTAAACAACTTGTGACACCGGCAGCCGTGCGCTTTTATCCTTACTCTGCTAGGCTTGACATTGCTAAACGGACAGTAGAAGTTAACATTGATATTACGGTTGGTAGAGATGTTAGCGAGGCGCAACTCCAAGCAGTTGGCGAGTTCACCGCGCACTTTGATGAGAACTATGATACGTTCCACAATATCGCTAGGGCAGCCGTACTTAAAGTGCTTAATCTCTCTGCACAAGATGGCAAGATGGCATATCGTAGAGAGTTTGGGGATCCTTCAACGCCGGTACAAGAAAAGAAGATTAAAGAATGTGGCCCAATGCCACGAAAGAGAATTACAATTCGAATAGGAAAAAATAAATGATGTCGCACTTAAGAAAGATGACAGCTATTTTGGTTCTCTCTGTTACAATACCAACTTTTGCCATGGCTGGCGCCGCACCGCCGAATCAAAAATCTAAATTTTATGATTTTAGTGAACAGGTTATCGACGGCGAAATTAAAAAACCCAGCAACGTATATATTGACGCCAGACAGAAGGCAAAATTCGAAAGACTTCTTAGTTTAAAAAAATCATTCCTGCCCAAGTTATTCCTTACCAGTAAACAAAAAGTTTTCAAATAGAAAATTATTTAATAAATTTTTATGTAAAATGTACTTTTTTCTAAAATAACACATAGTTATATATGAAGGGTGCGAAATTCATTTCACACTATAATCCAATGTAAAATCGTTTTTAAAAACACTTCTAGCGGGGAGGAATTGCGCATTGTCAGCTAAGGTCAAAGCAAAATATATATTTGTTTTTTGTTTGTTTTGCATGCCGGCATATTTTTTAATTCAGTCCTTAATCACGGTCAACAAATATGATTTCTCCGCACACTATGATAATTTAATTCCTTTCATACCAGAATTTATCTGGGTGTATCATTCTTTGCTGCCCGTCATACTAATAAGCATGATTGTCATGGTTCAATCAAAAAAAGTTTTCTTGACAACACTTTCAGCATTTACTTTTGCCTCTGTCATAATGTTTACGTTCTACGTTCTGTTTCCCTCCTTCTATCCCAGAGCCGACTTGCCTGAAACATCTTCTATATCATCACAATTGGTAGAACTAACGAGAATGATTGATGGCGCAAATAATACTTTTCCTTCTGGCCACGTAACGTGGTCTTTTTTGTTGGTATTCTTTATGATGACTGCGAACTGTGTCAAGGAAAAGCCATGGCTTAAGATAGCTTATGTGCTCTGGGCCGTGTTGATTGCTATAGCAACCGTTGTCCTTAAGCAACACTACGTAATCGATGTAGCATCTGGAATGGTTTTGGCATATTTTTCTTATCTTTTTGGTACGCGTATTGTTGCCAACCACCTAGGCGCGATCTAGTTATTAATAGATGGATTACGATTCCCCCGAAGAAGTGACACAGAGACAGTGTGAACAAATTGTTCGGAATAGATTACAAGATGAATATGTTAATTTGCGTATTAAAGATTTTACGCTTATAGAAGATCTGCACAAGAACAATTCAAATATTTCTTTTGTGTTGGAGGGGCATAAAGGTGCAGCTGCGATTGAAATAAAGAGCACTGGCCAAGGCATTGCTGATGCGATGTTTAATTCAATTGTTGGGGTGCTATCGGAAGAATATTTTTCTTTGAAACAAATTCATTTTTCTGGATTTAAGATGAAAGTCAAATTTTCAGAAAGCAAAAATAGAACCAGAACCGACGCTCCCGTAGAAATAATATTAACCCTTGCCACTTCATTAAGCTATAAGACCAGTTTTAGGCACAAATCGCGCTCAATGGTATCCTGTACTGTTGCAACGGTGAAAAAGGCAATAGAATATTTTGTCAATGCTGAATTGGCAGTGATTGAACTACATAGGTTGATTCGTGACGCCGAGCGACGAAATCGAACGGGCCTAATAAACACCTACATTAATGATTTGGGAGAATTGCTAAAGATATTATCCTATGAAGAAACCATTGAAAATATCAAAGAGAATTAGATATAATCTTTTATATAGAGTTTCTAGGAGGGAACCATTAATGGCCAAAAGACCAACGACTTCAAAAAAGACCATGGGCAGGGGCGAACATTTGCGTACGCCAAAAAAAACAAGACAGGGTAGCAGCATTAACACAAAATATGGAAACAAGGGCGGAGGCCCAAACAATTCTACGGCATCAAAGCTTTATAAAAAGAAAAGACGCGGCCAAGGAAGGAGATAGAAAGATTGAAACTATTTAAAGTATGAAAAACATTTGGAAAAAGTGGGAAAAGTTCTTGACAGAAAACAAATCAAATACTATAATAGCTATATTTGGACCTTCTGGTTGTGGAAAAACGAGACACAAAGAAACGCTAATAAGTATGGGCTGGAAAGAAATAAAATCGACCGTTACGCGCGCCAAGCGCGGTGAGTCTGACGATGAATACAATTTCAAATCAGAGGAAGAGTGGCAAAACCTAGTGGATGAGGATGAGTTAGTTAACGTTAATCATTATGCAGGACACAACTATGGTACACATGTCGATGATTTCAAAGCAGCCCGAAAAGCTGTTATGCTCACGGACATCACGAACATCAACGGCAGCAGAGGATCAGATGACTTGCGCTATGTTGCAGAGAGAGAAGGAAAGAATCTAATATTGGTTTACTGCTCTCCGCCGGATAAAAATGAAATGATCCGAAGACAACAACAGCGCGGCACGCCAGAAAGAATCAAAAAAGCAGTCGAAGAGATAGGTAAAATGAACTTCGAAGTTGATCAAAATGTACCAGATGCCTTTTGGGTCTTCAGCGATGGCGACGTGATTGAGCTAGGCAGGAGTATCGAATGAGTCATGAATTATTTTCGAAAATCATGGGCTTTTTTAAAAATTGGCACATGTTTACACGTCGCGAGTTATTTTTTGATACTGCGCGCAGTTTTTCCTTTTGTGCGCACTCCGGCGAATTTAAATTTACATTTTTTGATTAACAAGATTGCAACGTGGTATTTTGAGGCCACCAGAAAAGACGACAAAGGGGATAAATAAAATGAAAAAAAGCACGCTGTCACTTAAGGGTATGGTCAAGGGCTATAATCCAGAATTTAGAATCGACAAGGAAGGTCAGTATGTTCTTCTCACAGGTGTTGCATTTGATAGTCGCGAGTTGCAGCCTCTCCTGCCTATTCTGCGCGCAGGGGGTCAGTATGAACTAAAAGCAGGCCCAGATGGAAATCTAGTAATTTATACAAAGGACTATACTTCAGAGGGAGAATTTCCAAGTGAATAATGATGACAAAGTTGGTAAAATGATTGAAGAATATATCGCCAAGCATGGTGTCACCAAGCTGCCTCCCGACACGCGGACGGAAGCCGACCTCAACAACCAGCCAGCGCCAAAGAAGAAGAGAAGAACGCTCCGGAGTGTCAAGAGAGCGAAAAAATGAAAATTGGTGATTTGGTTCAATACAAGCAAAGGCGCCTGTTTAACGAAGAGCCTCGAATTGGAATTGTAGTTCATTCGTGTGATTGGCTAGCCGAACCCCATGAGGTTTTATGGTTAAAAAATGGCGATGGCGCTCGCACGTGGGTACATGACGATGATTTGTGTTTGGTAAGTTCTGCAAAAAATAATAAAAAAATATGCTTGACCTAGAATCAAAGGTATGCTATGATGTTGGATAAATTGAGATAGGATTGTGTGATAGTATGAAAATAGGTGACAAAGTAAGGTTTGTTAATAGAGAAGACAATATTTCTTTCAGGAAATATGCAGACATGGTTGGTACGGTTATCGATACATCTGCAATAGTGAATCCCATGAAAGAAAAAATAATGGTCCGTGTTGCCTTCTCTTCGAAAGGGCTTCTTGGGCCATATGTGGACGTAGCCGCGTGGCGAATTGAGAAGGTATATGGATTGTGAAAAAAAGATTAAAGTAGGTGACTTAATAAAACTTAAGCTATTAGAGAACGGCCATGGCAAGGTCGTAAAAGTTGTTGGAAGAAAATGGCTAAAAGTCCAATATGGAAATATAATATTGCTAGAGCATATCGATGATATATCTTTAAAAGAAAAGCGGTAACTTTTTGTGAGCAGCGGCGCGCGCAAAATGACAATTATATGGGAAACCTTCAATGACTCTCTTGAAGGATAGGTTAAGAGCCGGTTGAAAGGAGTCTGGTGATGTGGCGCGACGAGGACAGCGGCCCGCTTTTTTATTTTTTAAAAAACTCTTGACATCATGTAATTTCTATGAGATAATGTATGTAGAAATTATAAATAAGGAGTTATAACATGTTTGAATTTTTGGTATTGACAGCCTTGGGCTACTTAATCTGGAAAGACTCTGGTCGATAAGGAGTACCGTATGAAACCTAACGATATTCTTATGAAAAAATGGTGTTTTGGAATGGGTCGAAGCAAGCCTCGGGCAGAAGCCATTATGGGCCAAAACGGCGAACTTCAAACTTATTATACTTTTCCCAAATATCGTACAATTGTCTTTAAAGTAGAGAAAGCTACGAAAAAAGGTAAACAATGGACAGTTGAAGGTAAACAGTATTCTTCTTTGAACGGAAAGCCCAAAACAGTCAAGCTTGTGCTCGATGAACACACCGTTGGCAAGTATAAAATGTTTAAAGTATCCGGCCAGAAGCGCCCGTTTTTGAAGATGGAGAGATCAGTGACCGTGACGGAAGAGGGCTTGCCGCCTGTTGGTAGTTTGATTACAGTTAATAAAAAGCATGCGATTGTAACCGCGGTCGGACGCAACGAACTAACCGTGTTCGTTAACAACAAAATTGAAACCATCACGTGCAAGCCCGGTACGATCAAGTGGCATTCCGACAAAATTTTGGCGAGTGTGGTATAAGTGCAAGTCGGTGATTTAATTAAATATATTGGGAGGGACGGCAGTGCTCATTATGGAATTGTGACTGAAATCGACAGTCGCACCCATGGCCCCGTTCAGGCGCTGCTTCAGTGCGCTAGCTATACCATGTGGTTTCAGCGGCGTACGCTGGAGGTTGTCAATGAAGGTCGGTAATTTAGTAAGGCACAAATTCTTTGATGCCAACAATGGCTGCGGGGTGGTGCTAGCCGCCAATGATTCACAATCAGGAAAAACATACTATCAAATCAAATGGCTATCCGGAAACCAAAGCAGAACGCCGCAATGGTTTCCGATGGAAGAGTTGGTAATAGTTTCAGAAAAGCTTGACAATTGCGATACCAATTGATATAATGTGTGTATGGAAATTGATGAACTAATTGAAATTTTAAACAACATGGATATCCCAGCGATCCGGAAAGAAGCAACCAAAACTAATGCTCGTTGGCTGCTTCGCAACATTCGGGTACGAAACGGTGATCATCCTAGGATTGATGAGGTTGTTGATTTACTTAAAGATATAGCGCGCGGCAAGGTTTTGGCCGTTATGTCACAGTGCCCGAATCCCGGTTGTTTTTGCGGGGCATGTGACTAGTGAAGGTTGGCGACTTGGTGAGTCATGAAATAAATGGGGTTGGAGTTATAGTTGAAATTAGCGAACCGACTGTTATTTTTCCCTATCAAATTGCCAAGGTTTTATTTGTCAATGGACAAGTCAACGAATTAACTACTTCAGTTCTATCTCGGATCAAAGACAAGCAGGATAAATAATATAGTGAGAAATTCGAGAAAGACATGTCGGCCTGATGTTGGCGATCTGGTGCTCTGGCATTCAAAAGATGGCGCGCGCCACATCGGCATTGTAACAGACAAGAGGGGTATTGATGTGCATATAAGCTGGAGCGCCCCCATCATTGGTTTGCCGGGATGCTCCGTCCCATGCACTGACTCATGGAACCGGCGCTCTGATGTGGTGGTACTTTCTAGACTCTGTAAATGAGAGTTGCTAGGCTTTTCGTGGGATAAATGTTCTAGAACATATATATTATTAAGAGGACAACGCCATGACAACAGAGAAAAAAGACAAGCTAGCAATTCCCAAAAACACGATGGATAATCGCGAAATAATGGCTCGTACCATTGTGCGAGACATCTCGGTACGAGACTTAAGAGAAATAGTAATCGAAAGTTTAATGCAAAAATATAACACGTCTTCTAGAAAATTTCTAGAGGATTACTGGGAATATTTCGAAGAAACCGGTGGCCATTGCCCCTTTGAGCTTAATAGTGGCTAAAATAATATTATACGCATGAATATTGGTGATATGGTAAAAATTGAAGCACCTGAAAGCATTGTCGGCTGGTGCGCGGGAAAGAGGGGAATAGTAATAAGAAAGTGCACGGGCTGGAGTGGATATCACGATTACGTACTTTATGTTATTGATCCGCGCGGCAGTACTACGGGCACACACCATGTATATGTGGCGGAGAATGAAATAAAATTGATTAGCCCAGCTAATATCGGAGATACAAATGGAAGTGGGTGATTTGGCTAAAATGGAGCCGAGCTTATGCGAGGGAACAAAAATAAAATTGGCATGGTCATTGCCGAGCACGACAACGCAGTTAGAATTTTGCTAGCAAACGGCAGAATAAAAGCCAGCCTTAAGAAGTATTGGTACATCATTAGCGAAAAAAACAAAAAAACTTCTTGACAAAATCATAAATCTTTGAGATAATACCTATAGAAACAATTGAAAAGGAACGATGCATGTCATATCCCGAAAACAATGAAAAGAATAGATTTGAAGTGGCCGAGAACATTGTAGGTACGTGGACCCTGCAAGAATTACAGGAATTCGCGGTTCGCACCGTCGAAGCCGATTACCGGTCAGACACCGAATATTTTGAAGAAGAGTTTGATAACTTTAGGGAATCATTCGAGTGGTCAGAGCAGCTCAAAACAACTATAGAAGCGGAGGGATGTTAACATGACTTATAAAATTATTCGTTTCTATCGTGACCGCAACAAGTCTAGCAGAGTAATCATGCGAGGGCTTACACTAGAACAAGCTAAAACACACTGCCAAGACCCTTCTACGCGAAAAGAAGGCGAATGGTTTGATGGTTTCGAGTCGGAGGATAAATAATATATGACTAGAGAAGAAGAATTGAAACTGCTTCATGAATTTATTGAAAAGCATGGGACAAAAAAACTGCCACCAGATCAGCGCGGTTCGGAGATAGTGATTAGCGCATGGGGCAAGCCAAAAGCTAAAAGAGGGAGGAAAAAAAAGCAAAAAAACTCTTGACATTACTATAAATCTTTGAGATAATATACACAGAATCATTGGAGAGTGCGCCCGTGAGGGGAACAATTATTTTTTTTCTTGTCTTTTTTGCTGGTCATCATTTTGGTGACATCGTAATCGATGCAGCAAAAGAGGCTTATAACGTTGTTGCAATGGAGGTTTCAAATGCAAATCGGTGATATGGTTGGCCACAAACATGTCGATGGATTGGGTGTGGTATTACAGACGCCAGAACAAACTAATAACGGTGACTACTTGGTGCACTTTGTAAACAAAAAGCACCCCGGCTATTATCGTGAATCATTTCTTGAGCTTGTGAGATCGTACAAAAAAGTTTAAATTTTTTATGTTAATGCTTGACATTTTGTATGTGTTGTGAGATAATTATAAAGAACAATGGATGGAGCACCAATGGAGCCAACAGTTCTAGATAAATTAATGAAGGCACTTGAAAAGTCTGAACTCTTGACCGCATGGGAGCGCAACTTCCTTGAGAGCCTACAGGAGCAATTTAATAAGCGCGGCAAGCTGTCTGCGCGCCAACTAGAAATATACGAAAGAATTGAAAAAAACAAGCTTTCTGTTAGCGCCGTTGAAAAGGCGAAACTTTGGCAGGAATCATATAGCGATGAACATCGTCGTATCGCGCGTATATGCGCGGAATATTATGAAAAAGCCGGCTACTTCAACACACTGGTCGACAATATTTTATCTAGTGAGGATTATATTCCTACCGAAAAATCATGGCGCAAGATGTGCGAAAACAAATATGCTAAAAAAGTTATTGCTGAACACAACGCCACGCCAAAATATGCAGTGGGCACGCTAGTACTTTTTCGCAGCACTGCTGACTGGAATATGAAAAACGCCTCTAGAGGCATGCCCTGCGTCGTTCTTTCTGCTGGAGGTAAGATCACTAGCGCCGCAAAGGGTGCGAAGCCATACAAGGTATTACCTTTCGGCGCGCCCCGACCTATTGAATGCGAAGAGAGACACATTAAGCTGTGCAAAAATCCAAAAAAAGCTAAAAAAGTTGTTGACAACAGCGTACCCTTTTGATATAATACGTGTAGAGATTAATTAATAGGAGAAAGATATGAGTTGGAGCGGTACAGTTCATTGTTCATGGTGTTATAAAAAAGGCCACAATGCAGCCGGCTGTCCTGAAAAGCGCGACCACTACAAGAAGCGCCTAGAAGATGACCCGAACGATTGGCGCGCCAACGATTACTTTAATAAGAAAAAGCGATCAAAAAAGCGCACTTGCACGTACTGTGGCTTTTCCGGTCATAATCGTAAAACCTGTAAAGAAATGAAATATGCTAAGGGTGTCGCCATCAAGTTAACGCAAACTTGGCGCGCCAACCTTCTAAATTATCTTAAGCGTACCGGCCTAGGAGTCGGCGCACTAGTGAGCTACACTGATCAGTGGGGTACATCCTATACGTGCATGGTGTCGCGCGTTTTGTGGGAACGGGTGGATCATCGATTTGCGAGCAGGCTCCACAGCAGAGTCGACTTTCTTGGGCTTTTGCGCCTTGACAAAATGAATGACATGTCTAAAGTTAGCCGATGGGCATCGATACCCCTAGGAGCGGGAAAAGAACTGGTGGGGGAGGATTATCGCCCCTATTATTCGGTAGATGTTATTTCGAGACTTGTACCTAGCGCCGTTGAAAGTCAAATCCCCTCCGGCTGGTTAGCCTCGCATGGGTGCATTGAAAACATATTTGACAAAGAAACAACTCGCTGGAACGTCAACGACTGGGCACCCTTACAAAACTTTTATCTAGAACAATAAAAAAAAACAAAAAAAGCTTGACATTTAGCCCAATCTTTGAGATAATTACTATAGAAACAATTAGAAAAGGAAGTCACTGACATGGCAATCGATTTTAAAACATTTGTTGAAGTTGCACCATACGTAGCTAACGTTGGAAAACCAGTATTGTTGCGCGGTCGTCACGGCGTTGGCAAGTCGCAGGTAGTGTATCAGTACGCAGAGCGCGCTGATCTGCCAGTGGTCGAGCGCCGCGCCTCACAGATGACCGAAGGCGATTTGCTGGGCTTGCCCTCGACTGATGGCGAGGTCACTTCATGGAACCCGCCAGACTGGTTTAAAACCGCATGCGTCCAGCCGGTAGTGCTTTTTTTGGATGAGGTTGATCGTGCTACAACAGAGGTCCGTCAAGGTATCTTTGAATTAACAGACAGCCGCAAGCTGAATGGCCACCACTTGCACCCTGAAACTCTTATTTTTGCCGCTGTTAATGGCGGCGAGCACGGTGATCAGTATCAGGTTGGCGAAATGGATCCAGCCGAACTGGACCGCTGGACGGTGTTTGATGTTGAACCCACCGTGGAAGATTGGCTTACGTGGGCAAAGAACAATATTGACGGTGTTATCTGGGATTTCATCAACAATAACCATAGCCACTTGGAGCATGACGGCGAATTCGAGCCCAATAAAGTATATCCGTCGCGGCGTTCGTGGGATCGGCTTAACGAGTGTTTAACCGCTGGCAGTCTTTTGAAGGAAGCTAGCCCGACTCTCTTTAATTTATCAACTGCTTTTGTTGGCTTTGAAGCCGCTGTAGCTTTCAACGATTTTGTACAAAACTATGATCGTCAGGTTACAGTTGCGGATGTGCTAGACAATGGCGAAATGGCACTAGTGAAGGACTTTGATATCAACAGTCACAGCGCATTGGTTGAAAAGATGGAAGCCTCCGATGTGTTTGCGGGTGAATTGAGTGCCACACAGGTGCAAAACCTAGCTAACTATTTTGTTTCTCTGCCGTCAGAGGTAGCAATGAAACTTTGGACAGTTATGGGTAACGGAAATGTTGAAAATACCGTCGCACTGCACCAAGCTGCCACCGATTCCGGCAAATCTGTCAGCGCGCATCTGGTTGAAATTTTAACTGGTACCGAATAGGAATGTGTCTGCACCCCGCTGCTATAGCGGGGTGTTCTTTTTTTCTTGACAAGTTGATGTTTTTTTGAGATAATGTATACATGATGGATAAAATAAAAACCGGTTTTGATCTCAATATGCACACGGCGCGCCTGCTCATGTCGGAGCCCTTCTTTGCTTCATTGAGCCGAAGGATTAATAAAATTGCTAGCAAGGCGATTCCGACAGCCGGAGTGCGCGTCAATCCAGACACCGCACAATTTGAAATGCTTTATAATCCCGATTATTTTGCTAGTCTAGAAGAGAGGCAGCGACTTGGAGTGCTTAAGCACGAGTTCTACCACTTGATTTTCGAACACGTGACGGGCAGGAAGCAAGACGATGTGGATCCGATGACTTGGAACTATGCTACGGATCTAGCAATCAATTCGCATATTTCCGATGAATTGCCCGAAGGCGCGCTAATTCCCGGCACCGGCCCGTTCGAAGATTATGCCGTTGGTCTTTCTGCGGAGGCGTATCTTAAAAAACTACAGCAAGACGAGCAATTCCAGAAAAAGAAAGAAAAAGGCGACAAAGAGGCCCAACCCGGAGAGCAGGGCGAGGGTGAATCTGGCGGCCAGTCTGGGCCTGAACAATTTGATTCACATGAGGGCTGGGGTGATGTGGACTCAACCACTCGTGAGATCGCCAAAGAACGCCTTAAAGATTATATTAAAAAGGCTAGCGAAGACGCGCAAAAAGGCAATGGATGGGGCAGCGTACCCGCTGACTGCCGTCGCGACATTCTTGCAAGATTGGCTACGCATGTGGATTGGCGTAATGTTTTGCGATACTTTGTCAAAACCTCTCAGCGCGCAGCAAAGCGTTCAACGGTGCGAAAAATCAATAAACGTTTTCCATATGTGCACCCCGGTAAAAAGGTTAAGCGCCAAGCTAAAATTGCAATCAGTATTGATCAATCTGGTTCGGTGTCGGATGATATGCTTATGAGCTTCTTTAGCGAATTGGCCAAACTGGCTAAGCATGCAACGTTTACCGTTGTACCATTTGATACGCGCGTTGATGAGTCCTTGGTGTATGAATGGCGCAAGGGGGAAGCCAGAAAAGCCGAGCGCGTAATGAGCGGAGGAACTTGTTTTGATGCCCCCACTGATTATGTGAATAAGGGCGGCTTTGATGGTCATATTGTGCTAACTGATATGATGGCACCCAAACCAAAGGCCAGTAAGTGTCAGCGAATGTGGATGACGACGCGCTATTTTGCATCGCGTCCGTATTTCAAGACAAACGAAAGAGTGATAGCTATTGATTGTGGCTAAGCCTGTCAAAAAGCGATTCGCGAAAATTTTTTTATAAAAAAGGACAACTAAATGGCTAAAGACGAAAATAGGGATAGCGTGATCACTGGAATGGACATTAACACTCAATGGACAATAAAAAAGTTGCCACGCATCACACGAAAACAAAAGAAGAAACCGCCACCGATTAAGAAAACTCGCATGCGTTAATCGGTGCACCGCTAGCCAATCGAGCTAATATTAAAATATATATTATGTGGAAAACAACAAAGATGCATTTGAATACTCATGGCGTTGTAGCAATTGCGGCGAATTCGAATGGCACGAGCACAACCCGATCCGATGTTGCTTGTGTGGTGCAAAGATGTTCGACATTCCCGGCAGTTCTAGAAAGAGCAAAAAAGTGAAAAATATGCTTGACAAATAGGCAAATATTTGAGATAATGCATATAGAAATCAAGAAAGGATATAAATATGCAAGTCGGTGACTTGGTAAAAGTATTAATTGTCGATGGAAAGCCTACGGGCATCATCACACACGCAGATTATTCTACGCGATGGACGGTACTTTACAAGGTGCTTATGGGTAGCGATTGGCCCCGAAATACATATGTGGATTTTCGTGAACATCAATTGGAGGTAATCAGTGCAAGCCGGTGATTTGGTAATGTTGGCAAAGTGGTGCAAGAACGGCCCAGAATTAATGCAGGTTATGCGCATGGAAAGATACCGCGTGCACGCTCTATTTTTGCGAGGCCCAAAAGCTGGCACGATGTGCGAAGCTATACCATCAAACGTTTTTCTTTTGAGTGAATACGATGATGCGATGAGGGAACACTATGCAAGCCGGTAATTTAGTAAAGATAACGCGAGCCGGTGTTGGTGTGCCAGTCGGTACGATTGGGTTAATTCTCCAGACTTTAGCGACTGGACCCGATCAACGATACGACTACTATCAAGTTCAACTTTGTAATAGTGAGGGTCGCGTTGTGCGACGGATGCGGAGAGACTTGGAGGTCATCAGTGCAAGTCGGTGATTTAATTAGAGAAAAAGAGTTTCCTGAAGATTCTTGTGGGCTGGTTGTTGCTATTGGAGACTTGCGAACAAAAAAGCCATACAAAGTTTGGTGTCCTTATTGGAACGCAGTTGTAGCATTCGAGAAAAAATACATTCAAGAAGTGTGTGAGGTGGTGAGCAATGCAAGTCGGTGATTTAGTGAAAAAGCAAAATTCTCACGAACCACCAGATATTGGAATAGTGCTTGATATCATGGAAGAATTCGAACATGCGTTAGTGCAGTCTGTGAAATCGATTGACTGTCAATTGTGGGTCGACTGTGATCGACTGGAGGTCTTAAGTGCAAATCGGTGATTTAATTAGAGTTTGCGATGCTGGAGGTCTTTGGGGTAAAATCGGAATTATAATTGAATTTGACCGCGCGGCGAATGGTATACTTTGTTTTATAAAGGGAAAAAGCCTGTGGTTCAGGGTCAATCAAGTGAGGGCAGTTCGGTGCAAATAGGTGATCTAGTCAGACACAAAAGGACGCGCGCGCTTGGAATACTTTTAAAATTGCCAAAGCACGGTGCATGGTTCGATGTGCAATGGTTTGATGCATGCAATGCCGGCAGAACTAGCCACCTTAAAGGGGAATTAATCACAGTTAGCACAAATCGGAGGAATAAATGAAAAAAAAGCTTGACATTCTGATCATTATATGAGATAATACCCATAGAAACAATTCAATCGAGAAGGAAAGTAAAATTTATGACTGAAATTGCACAAATCATTCAATCAGTATTAGAAGCACACCATGAAGAAAATGATCACTTTGATACACCAATTGATATCAACAATATTGCAGCGGAGTGCGAACAAAAATTATTGAATGCATCGCTGCAACAATTGGCCAATGTTATTGGCGGGTCTATAGATGTTGACAACGATGGTCAGGCTATTATCTACACGGGGATATATTCGGAGGGATGAAAAATTAATAATGTAACAAAAGAAATTTTAATTGACCTAATAAATTATTATAACGTCATAGGCACAGAGGACGATCCGGGCTTTGTTCCGTTTGCTGATATTGTAAATAGAGCATCAAAAGCTTTAGAACAGCATGCAAATGGAGATACACAAGGAAGTGGGGACGTTGATCCCTTTACTGCTTATGATGAATTTCCAGACCATGTTATTAAGCACGAGAGTGATTGGTGACGTTAGCACACAATATTGTAAATTAATATTATTTTGGACGTGGCAAGGGGGCCGGCAAATAATTTACTTTAGCTAAACATGCATTACTAAAGTTTGCAATATTCGCGTGTAAAATGGGTGTGACCTAATACATATACGATCACACTCTAAAAGTCAATTAACCATTATTCACTAATAAAGTGCTTGACAGTTAGCACATAATGCTATATAATATTAGGGAGGGCAGAACTATTGAAAAAGCTTGATTTGCCATTGGTCGGCCTTGACCATTTATCACTGCTTAAAATCTTGCCGTTTGGCGTGGCATACCTACCACACGATGAGCTACCGGATGAGGCGAACCCGGAATCGGTGACCATTGCAATGATGTTTAGCTATGCCAATCTAACAGCACAGCCACACAAGCAATTTGACCCCGCACCGATCAATTGACAGGCGAGAATCGAAAAAAAACTTTAAAAAAAGTGCTTTTTTTCCTTGACAAACCCGGTATATTGTGAGATAATACATATAGAAACAATCGAGAAAGGATAAAAATTGTTTAGCATTCAAGACATTAAAAACGCTTCCCGCCAAGAACTAGTAGCCTACCTCGAAAGCTGGGGTACTGCATGCTATGATGACGAATCCACCAGCCTGCTGCGCGAAGCGGCAATCGATACCTTTAAAACCGAAGGCTGCTAAGGCCACCCCATCAACCATAATTAACTCGCGAGGGTAATAAATAAAATGATTGTAATCGCACTATCGATTATCTCTGTATCACTAACAACCAGTAGCCTCTTTGTATAAGGGAGAGTAACACAATGACTCGTAAAGACTTCCAACTAATCGCAGACGTACTTAGAGCCCACCAAGACGGATCAAGCAATGATCGTACAGTACGTGGCTTAGCCATGAGCTTTGCTATTGAGCTAGCCAAAACCAACCCGCGCTTTAACAAAGAGCGTTTCGTTAAAGCCTGTTTGCAAAAAAGCTAAACAACCAACCTATGGGGGGGTACCACCCCCCTACCCCTCTACTGGCGGAATGTATGTCCCTAGTGATATCAATGGGTTATAAGCCCGCCTATACCCGCTTTCAATACCGCTGAAAAAAATTGAGATTTTAAGGTACCATAGTCTAGTTATACTACGGAGGCCAACACTCATGTTAACCAGAGAAAAGCTAGCTGAAATTATAAGCGAAGCGCTGCAGAAAGAAGGGCTGTCAGATATCAAAAACAAAGTGCTAGACTACGCCGGTGACTTTGGCCAAGAGGGTATATACGACGCATTGCGTATACTAGGCAAAGGTCTAGACGAGGCATATGACGAGATTAATGAATTGCAGCAAAGGATAGCAGATCTCGAAAGGCAATAATTGCGCGCAGTTAGTTTAACTTTCGCTTAGCATATGTAAAAAGCTATATATCATATGAGTAACATAATATACCTAGAAGAAGTGCGTATTAAGAAAGAGCTAGCAAAAGCAGAAAGCGCGTTACGTGCCGCGCGAGATCTCCGGGCCCGGGGCATAGAAGTACCAAACGACATATTCGGAAGACTGCAGCAAATAATTAATCGGCTTGAAGATAAGCTAGTGCCAAAAGACTAGTACAATGGGCCATGATCGCCATAATCCGGATTCATGGCCTATGTTTAACCTAGGTGATCTAGTACGATTTGACTTTTCGCACAAGGTTGGTATTGTCACGGGTATTAAACGTTCTGAAGATTTTCCAGATCTGGTTGAGGAACCTTGTATATACGAAATTAAAGTTTGGTGGATCGACGGCGAGGAATTTTGGTGTTTAGATTTTACATTAGAGTTGCTAGCTAGGGGATATTAGTCTATTTAATTTGCATAATCGACGCCGTATACACAATATTGTCGTATAGAAAAATATATATTATATGGCGCGCGATGAAAATAACGTTATTGAAGTAGGAGATCTGGTCCGTAACACCGGTAGCAATGATACTGGTATCGTTTTGGATATTTTAACCTATGGTTATGATGAAGATGATGATCCGCCAATTGATGTCGAAGTGTATTGGTTTAATGAAAACGAATGTTATTGGTCTTCGGTAGGTACGGTGATATTAATTGCGAAATTTAAAGCAAATTCTACAAAATAATACTATTTATAATACACGAATACTTCAAATTATACCAATTATTACAATATTATAAAAAAAATTTTTAAACTTTTTTTCTTTTGCATGCTATAATCACATTAGAGGTGGTATCACGACTATGAAATCAAAAGGCCCGCGCATCACGCCCGAACAATTCGCTAGCGCCGAAGAGGTGACCTGCGAAGAATGCAAAAATAATTTTTTCGAACAGGTTTTCATGATTAAGCGGCTGTCTGCCCTTGTTTCGCCCAGCGGACAGGAAACAATGATACCAGTATCGTTATTTAAGTGTTCAAAATGCAACCACGTCAACAAATCATTTGTATAAAAGGAGAATATGATGACAAAATCTTTAAAAGAACTTGAAAATAAAATTAATCGTCTCGATGATAGCCTTACCGGCCTTTCACAGCGTGTCGATGAACTAATCAGCAAGCAAGTAGCATCTGATGGTAGCTCGTCTAATATTAAAGACTCAATTACTGAATTGCGGACAAACTTTGTTACTTTTAGTGAAAGTGTGCATGACCGACTCAAGTATCTTCTAGAAAAAAAATAACAATATCGATGTCATAGCTGCTATAGCAGTATATTTACAATGACATGTACAAAGAAGATGTAATATTCAATATTGGAGATATGATAATCCCCAAACCACCCCTCAAACAAGCCATTGGCATAATATTGCAAATTGCGACAAATAAAGAAAAACCAGATTTAAAAGTAATGCTGCAAGACACCGGTACAATTGTGTGGGTGTCTTCCATGGATGTCGAACTTATATAACCTTCTTTTGTTTATAACTATAGTTATAAGCACATGATGAAAATTGGAAACTATATTAAGCAAACAATTTATAGGGATTTAAGAATTGGACCGCAAGGGTGGAAACAAGGCAGCTCGCATGTTTATAAGTATGGAATAGTACTAGAGATTGTTTCCAGAAGGGAAATAATCGTAATTTGGCTAGCAACAAACAGCGCAAACCACATGAAAAAGATACCATACACAGAAAAAATAAAAATGGAGATGATTGAAATTATTTCTGAAATCAGATGACTAATTATTAATATGAAGAAATTGATCGAAAACTGGGATATGTACTTAAATAATCAATATAATATGCCTTTTCCATATAAAATCTACTGTGATATGGATGGAGTACTTGTTGATTTGGTTGGTGGAGTACTAAAAGAGGCAAATTTAAGCGTCGAAGACGAACAATTGCGCGGGGGAGTCACACACATTCTTAAAACAGGCTGGAGTTGGCTTGAACCACACCCAGATCCTAAAATTCAAAAAGGTTTAGAATATATTAATGATTTAATAAGTAATAATTTAAACTTTTGGAAAGATCTCCCTCCAACCATAGATAAGGGCGTTTTATGGGATTATATATCACAATTTGATCCAAACGTTTTAACTCACCCATGGGATGACGCGTCAGCGGACGGAAAAAGCATATGGCTTAAAAACAATTTAAATCCCGCACCCAATATGGCCTTTTATAGTGGTGAAAAATACAAATGGGCCACGACTAAAGACGGGAAGCCCAACCTCTTAATCGATGATTTCGAAAAATATACTATCCCATGGGAAAAAGCCGGCGGAATTGCAATATTACACAGATCCGCGGCCGATACAATAAAACAATTGGAGCTAATAAGAAATGAAACTAGTTGAAACATGGAAAGAGTTTTTAGAAGAGCTAACAGATCCCGATAATATTGATATGTCCAGCTTTGATATGAAAGAAAGCTTAAATACAGACATATGGGAAAATGAATTGCTTAAACCAGACATCGGTGATCGATTATATGAGATAGCAAAAGATTTTTTCGAATCATTGGACCTAGGGTGGGTTGATATAGAAGATATTATTTTAACCGGTTCTCTCGCCAACTATAATTGGTCGGAATATTCCGATGTAGATCTACACATAGTGATCGATTTTAACAAAGTAGATGAAAATCTAGAATTAGTTAAAGATTACTTAAATTCAGTGCGCATGCGCTGGAATGATACTCACAATATCAATATTAAGGGGTTTGAGGTGGAAATTTATATGCAAGATGCTGCTGAAGAGCATGTTTCTACCGGTATTTATTCTATAGTCAAGGATGAGTGGCTTCGAAAGCCCTCGCGAGAAGAATTAAGGATTGATTGGAACACAGTAGAGAAAAAAGCAGTGTCATTAATGGAAGAAATCGATCATATATACGAAATGTTTGAAAGTAAAGATTTTAAAGGCGCTCTTAACGCGGCAGAGCGGCTTAAAGAAAAGATTCGCAAATTTCGTAAAGCAGGCCTCGAATCCGGCGGACAATATTCAGCTGAAAATTTAGCTTTTAAGATTTTAAGAAGAAACGAGTATTTAGGAAAGCTTTCTAGCTTGAGAATATCGGCATATGACAGAATGATGTCGTTAAATGGAGAATAAAAACAATGCCATATAAAATAAAGGGCAAATGTATATATAAGAAAGACACCGGCAAGAAAGTTGGCTGCACAAAAGGTTCTGTTAAAAAATATCTCGCCGCACTGCATGCCAATGCATCAGAATCAATCGATCATGGACTTACAGAAGAAGAATTTCAAGAAATAATTCGCGAAGAGCTTAAGAGTGTTTTAAAAGAAAGAAAAAAAATGCACCATAATGAATTTAAGCAGCTTTTGGTTGAGTTATCAGTAATGCCCAATACAGTTGTCTTCGGGAGCCCAAATACCGGGCGTGGTTTAAACATAAAGGACCCTAATTTCCCAGATGATGAAGAAGATGAGGAGATGCTAGCTGAAGCAGCTAAAACCGTCAAGGATCTACCTGAAAATTGGTTTATAAAAATAACAAAAGAAGGCCATATGATCAGGGCGGATATAGTTCAAAAAAGCGCAGCCGGCAAGCTTAATAGGGTTCAGGCCCGACGCGATCCTTTTTCTGTGGTTCAAGCAATGCATTCTTCGAGCCCTGCATATAGTGACAACCCGTGTCTAGATGCCTACATAGTGCAAAAATCAAGCGCGCCAGAGGGCTTTGGGCCGCTTCTGTACGACATTGTGATGGAGATGGCGGGTACCAGTGGCTTAACTGCAGATCGTGTCTTGGTGAGCAAATTTGCTTATTCAGTGTGGCAGTTTTATCTGAATAACAGAAGCGACGTTGAGAAAAAACAACTAGATAATAAGGTGGATCCACAAACTCCACCACTAGAAGACGATTGCACGATGGTAAACACTACAGATTATGGCGAAGAGTGGCAAGAGTCCCCTCTATCAAAAGTATATTATAAAAAGAACACAGATACGATAGATCAATTGAGGGCTGCCGGGAAACTTATAGAAGGTGCAGAAACACCTGCACCATCAGAGCCTACGTTCATTGAGCCCGAGCCCGACGTGTCCGATGACGCCATGGCCAGTATTTTGGATGATTATGATGAAGACTCTTTATATGAGCGTTTAATAAAGGAAAAAACTATATATGATATATGGTATGAAGAGTTTAAAGAATGATATCATTTAAACCATAACTCTAGTAATCCATTAATGAAGAACTATCAAGGAGACAATAGCATGAAAAATTTATTACATCGTTTACTAAATTCACTTAATCCTCTACACTGTTGCTGTAAGTGTGGTTGTTGCTAAAAGGATACACAAGATATGAATATAACCAAATCAAAACTTAAGCAAATTATTAAGGAAGAAATAGAAAATTTACCAGAAATATTTCAATCTACTCTTCCGGGCATTAACCATATGCGCAAAAAAAGGAAGGAAGAAAGAGAAAAGCGCGAAAAGGATCGACGCGAGAGGCGCAACAACAGATTGAAAAAAGATAAGATTAAAGAAACTCCCGAAGCGAAGCCAGCGCTGCCGGAGTGGGGCAAGAGATTATCAGCTATTGGAGAATTAGCAAAGAACTTTTTTCCGAACGTCAAAATGGAAGATCGTAGCGAATTTGAGAATGATGATACCGCATCGCGTGTAGAATGGCTCCGTCAATTAGCAGATTTTTTAGAACAAGAAAGTTATTCCGCTGGTTATGGAATGTCTGATACCGGTATGGACGAGGAATATTACGAATGAAGCTCACCAAATCAAAACTTAAACAAATTATCAAAGAGGAACTATCCAAAATTTCAGCTAGTGCTGAAAATATTGAAGAAGCATTTCCCGGGGCACATGCCGGCCCAGACGATGCACGCACAGAATGGCTAGTTGAACGCGTTGGGGAGTTGTTCAGAAGAATCACAGAATTAGAAAAGGAAATTGGCGTAGAGTGGAAAGGGGAAGGGAAATAATGAAAGTAACCAAACTACTACTCAAACAATTAATTAAAGAAGAACTTACTAAACTAGAAAAAGAGAAAAAGAAGGAACTTGAAAAAGATCTAGATGATCTCGAACACAAGTGAATGAAGGAAGGTAAGTTGAGTTCAACTTTGATGGAAAGATATGGAATCGATAAAGATAATGGTACCGGTACTGTATTATGGCACTCGCTAAATGAACAGGGAGAAATTGGTGTTTATGATATGAAATTTGGTAACACCATTATTCGCAATCTTTTATCTGAAGATGTTGAGCCCACAATCGAAGAAGGGCACGAACATCCAAAGCGCGACGACGATGACAAAGAGAGAAAAAATACATGAAAATAACAAAATCAAAACTTAAACAGATTATCAAAGAAGAAATGCAAACCTTATCTGAATGGGATGTAGACCCAGAAGAAGAAGCTGCGCAAGAGTATGATGGTTTATATTCTCAAATCGATGGTTGGACACAAGAGATTCTTGATCGCGGTGATCTCGATGAAATGAGAGAATTAAATGATTTTTTAGAAAACTTACTGGGCAAGCTGGAAGACCCATATAGAAGGTAAATAAAATGAAACTAACCAAATCAAAACTTAAACAAATCATTAAGGAAGAATTGAAAATTTGGGAAGACTACGACAGCCGGGAAACAGCGGATAGAGAAGACAGTGCTAAAATTGATTTTAAAAACAAAGTTGGTGCAGCGTTGGAAGCGGCAGTGGGCGACTGGATTTATGACGATTATACCGGGTGGGATGATATTCAGCCACTAACTTTGTCCATGGACGAACTTAAAGCAAAACTGGACGCATTTGCACGAGAAAATTCTGGCAAATCACTAGCTGACCTCGGAGGGGCAATGTGATATGAAACTAACAAAAGCAAAGCTTAAGCAACTTATTAAAGAAGAATATACAAAAATATTGACAGAAAGCTTTGCAAGGAAGTTTGAAAAACTTAAAAATAGACTGCAACAAGAGTGGGAAGCCAATGATCAACAAGCTTCTGTAACTCAAGGCGGCCAATATAGGCTTCCTCAAGAAATCGCCGCAGAAATATTGCAATCTTCAAATTTCGAAGATGAAGACATGGCAGCACTTTTAGACGACGCTGTTGAAGAATATAACGCAACTCACGAAGACGAGATATATGTCGATTTTTCTGAAGTGATGGATGTGCTTCAATCTACGGCACGTGCCGATCACTACAGTCGATTGGAAGATGAAGCAACAAACCCTTGGTAAAAATATGTATTACAAGCGCTGGAAACAATTTATAACAGAAAATGACGATAATGATTCCGACAGAATAGGAAAAGTTGTCATTTTTAATGAAAAAAACGAGGTTTTGATCATGAAAAGGGGTCATGATGCTCCAAAATACCCAAGTTATTGGAATATTCCGGGTGGCCATGTTAAAAATGGGGAAAAAATCATAGATGGCGCCGCAAGAGAGACCAAAGAAGAGTCTGGATTGGACGTACGTGGCTTAAAAATGGTTAAAAAAGAAAAAAATATACATTTTTTTAGCGCCGAAAGCTATTCTGGGGATATTAACGTTGATCCGGCAGAACATTCAGAACATAAATGGGAAAAAATAGAGAATTTAAGCAATTATGATATGCCTCCGGACGAAAAATCGGCCATTAAGAGCGCTTTTGAGGAAAAAAGCACCATCGATGAGGATTATCAAACAGATATTAGGCAAAAACACCCCAAATTAAAGAAAAAGAACATTGGCATGGGCGGAAATAAGAAAAAAACACCGCCTTTTGAACAAAATCCCTCATATAAACGCGGAAAAAGCGCACCTGCAGGCTTCGGAGGGGCTTAATTACTTTTTAAAATCTATTTATTTTAGATACACAATTGAGGTATGACATATGCGCGCATGGATCAATATTCTAATTGAAAAAGAAAAAGAAGAAAGAAAACGCCAGAAAGAACGCGAACAAGAGACGTACAGACCGTTTGTAAGACCAAAAACACCGGTGCCTCCCCCTCCAGCGCCAAAAAAAGAAGAAAAAAAGGAAGAAAACGACATTATCATTATTGATATGTGAAAACTACTTAATATATGCAAAAAATACTAAAAAAATGGGATAATTTTCTTTTAGAGTCCGGAAAACACTTCGAAGTCGAAATAAAGTTAAAATATGCAGCAGAAATGTCAGTATACGGCGATGTATTCAATAAATTACGAGCAATCCCGGGAGTTACTATCGTAAAAATCAAAGAAGGCAGCCAAGTTAAGAAAATCTCAAAGGACCAAAAAACAATAACTTTAAATGTTAAATTTATCCCACCCAAAGGATTATTGTCTCAATATCAAGCCTTTTTAAAAACACAAATGCTAAAGATTAAGGATCAGGAAGGAGACAAGGTTATATCAGTAAGATTTGTATCCTATCCAACATTAATATCAAAGTATTAGGTAAAAATAAAAAATACATTTGTTTTTTATACGTTATATGTTATAGTTATATATAGAGGTATACCACAATGACGCCTTCGCTCAAGAGAATAGCGTATTTAGTATTTGGTTTTCTTATTCTCTTGTTCTTTATGATATCGTGCACTAATGATGGCGCCGGAAAAGGAGAGCAAGAGCCGCAACCAGTGTATCCAACCGTAGATATCGAAGAACCAGATATTGCTGAAGATATTTTCGAAGATATAGAAGAAACCCTTGAAGAAGACACCTACGAACAAGATTGCATAAAATGTGATTATTATTTTTGCCCTCCGCTTGATGAGGTGTGGCAAAAAGAAATCTGTATTGATCATTGTACGGATCCCCCCTCTGTTGTTTTAGAGGGAGAGTGCATCGAGCTATTAGAATGCGATCCCACCACTCATATTTTAGAAACTGGCATAGATTGTATCACAAAGGACGGATATCCCGGCACAAAAGATAAAACCTGCGATAAGGGCCACATCTATTATACGGACTGTGTATCTGATTGCAAGCCCGAAGAATGCAATGGTTTGGATGATAATTGTAACGGCCAAACCGATGAGGGCTTTTCCGATATTAAAGAAGTTTGTAATAATATCGATGATAATTGCAATGGCATCGTTGATGAGGGAGACTGGGGGGATTGTGAAAAGGCATGTGGCCCGGGCGAGAATTTTTGTATAGCAGGTGTATTGAAATGCGTCGGCCCAGAGCCAGAAGAAGAGATTTGTGATCAAATCGACAATGATTGTGATGGTGATATTGATGAAGATGTTTCAAATGCATGCGGCGGTTGTGGAAAACTACCAGAAGAAGTTTGCAACGGTTTAGATGATAACTGTGATGGTGAAATCGACGAAGGACAACTAAACGCTTGTGGAAAGTGCGGCCCAGTAGATGATGAAATCTGCGATGGGATTGATAATGATTGCAACGGTCTAATCGATGAGGACCTAGTAGGAAAATGTGTCACGGATTGTGAAGAAAATTTACAATATTGTGTTGGAGGTCAATGGATTTGTACAGCCAAACAACCTAAAGAAGAAATTTGTAATGGTCTAGATGACGACTGCGATGGTAAGGCAGATGAAGGCTTGGATTGTCTTTGTACCAAGCAAGATATTGGCACCTTGTTTAAGTGTCAAGAAAGTCCATTGGTATGTGGCGCGGGCTATAAAACATGTGAATGTGCTGATCCCACAGACCCAAATTGTTCGGAATTGCAATTGACCGAATGTTTGGCTGTTTGCCACTGGATTCCACAAACACTATCTCCCGGCGCAACATGTGACAAATATTTAGGCGAAATCAAGCCGGAAGAGTGTAACAATCATGATGACAATTGCAATCAGTTAATAGATGAAAACCTCTTTGCAGGATGTTATAGCGGCCCTCCAAAAACAATGCTGGTTGGCATATGTGTCCCCGGTGAAATGACATGTTACGAAGGAAAGTGGGGCAATTACGACGACAATGACCAGTTTGTTAAAAAACTTTGTTTAGGTGAGGTGACTCCGGAGCCCGAAGATTTGTGCAACGGTACTGATACAAATTGTGATGGAAAGATCGACGAAGACAAGGAATTAGAACCCACAGACATTTTGTTTATTGTCGACTTGTCAGGTTCCATGTTCGAAGAGATAAATGCTGTCATGACTGCTTTAAATAAATTTGCTACGTATTATAGTGACTCAGACGTAATAAAATGGGGTCTTGTATTTACTGCCTCGGCAACTTCAGGAGGGGTGTGGGGTGAACAAGTTGTATTACAAACGGATTTAGTTGATTTTACCACCTTTATGAATTCTTTTCAAAATTCTGGCTTTTCATTGTCTGGTGGTGACGAGCAAAATTATGATGCCATATATTTAGCGATTCAAAATTTGGTAGGTGCAGCAGCGCTGCCCTATAATATAGCTGACTTAGAGTGGGGCTCCCAAAGTGGCTATGGCGGTTCAACAGTCGAGTCTAATCCGCCGAAAGAGCAATGGGATATTAGCTGGCGCGAGGACGCAAAACATGTAATTATTTTATTTTCCGATGAGCAAGGACAATCTTATGTTGATCCTGCTATTACTGAAACAATATTGGTTGATATGATCAATGTCGCTGATGAGTTAGCAATTTATGCTTTTACACAGCAGTTTTTGATAGACTTTGGTTCAGCTGACAATTATGATGCGTTAACAAAAGCTGGAATTGGTGGGAAATTATATCCTCTAACGATGAAAGCCATTACTATGTATAACAATCTTCTAGAAATTCTAGATGAAACCGCATGCGGCGGAAAGAAACAAAAAACACAGCCCACACCATGAAATTTAGCAAAAAAACAATATCATTAATGCTTATTATATTAGCTGTGATGAATATTGTCGATGCTTTTGCTACATTGTATTTTGTTGGCAACGGGTATGCTAGAGAGCTTAATCCATTTATGGCTATGTGGCTGGAGATGGGCGAAGTTCCCTTTCTTCTTATAAAATTACTTCTTGTTTCCATAGGGATAGGATTCTTATGGTACGCCAAGGAATTTAAGTTAGTACATAGATTGATAGTGCTCCTTTTAATATTATATTCTATAATTATTTTAATTCATTTTGATATAGCATGCAATATATATTATATGGCCAACATGGTTAACCATATCCAAGGGGGGTGATCAAAATTACTAATACTTTAAAACATGTTGCCATTACGGCTATTTTTAGTGCCGCTAGCGGCCTTTTTGGCGCTTACCTAGTGCATCACAGCAATGAATCGGAAAAAGCCCGTCAAACGGCCTCTTTGGAAGCATGCTATAGCAAGGTCGATTTAATATGTCGCGGCACTGAACTTGGTCCAATACGAGTGACTTCAATCATGTGCAATGAAAAGAGAGAGATGTGTATATGTGGAGATCCAGAAGAGATTATGAACCAGCAACCGGCGCCATTAAATAATATTGGCTGCACCAGAGAAAAGTGTCAATAAGAAATAAGGTCCTTCATTTTACTATATAATTCTTGAATTATTTGTTTTAACATTTTATTTTCTTCACGTAATCGACAAATTTCAACATATTGTGTTTCTGTTTTGCTTTCTGCAATAATTTGTTGCGTGTAATTATATTCTGTTTCGTCCATATTATAATTAGGTTCTTATATTTTTACGCAACTAATTATTATTGGATTTAAGGATAACACCGCATGAAACTAATATTGGAAAACTGGCGGAAATTTCTCAATGAATATGAACTTCCAGATATTGGAGAGTCATTTCCAAGAATAGATGTAAAAGATATTATTGAAAACCCTTCTAAAAATGCAGCAATGAAGATTGCTCTTTTAAACATTTTTAATAAATTAGAACAAGAGACAGATGAAAAAGAAGCGCAGCATTGGTTATTTTCCTTGCAAAAGATGAGCGGTAACTCTCCAGATTTTGAATTTGATTCGAAAGAAAGGGCATTAAAATTTTATAAAACTCCATATAGGTTTAAGGCTAGAAAGACAGATGAAGTGCCAACAAAGTCTTTACAAGATTGGCATGAACACTTAAAAATAGTAAATTCCTCTCTGGGCACACGCGGCACAGAAGTTTCTAGGGGTAAAAAAATTGATCAATTTTATTCTTCGGGTACAAAGAAAAAAATAGATGAACCATGGACGCGCGCCACCACAATGGCTAGTACTGATCGTACGGTACCGTCATTTGATGAAGAATTTATAGAAGAGCCATGGAAGGATTCATTGGTGTCATGAAGTTCAATATGGATATAAAAACGGCCATGGCTCTAGGTGGGCTTTTATTTGCATTTGCGGGCTTTTATTATACAACCACTAGTGATATTAACGCGGCTTTTCTAAATATACAGGCGTTAAAATCTGAAAATGCAATGCAACAAAGGCGCCTAGACACGATGGACAAAAAAATGTCTAAAGTACAAAAACAATTGAGGGCTTTAAAAAAATGAAAAATATAACAATCGCAATTACATCTCTTCTTCTCTTTTCATGTGGGCCCACATATGTAAAAGATCCAAATGCCAACACCCTTCTTACCGTGAGCTATAATGGTGGAGCGCCGCGCATAGTTCGTCTTCCGGGGGACAAACACAATAAACAATATGATTGCAAAAATAAGAAAGGCGCTGAATGCGCAACAGCGCTTTATAATGCCTCGGAATCGTTCATGGAAGAAGGAAAAAAACTAGAAGTAAAAACTTTATATTTATCTGCTATGCTATCTTACATGCAGGCGTTAACCAGACTATCTGAAGCGAAGATTAGACTTGAGCGCTCCAAAACAGATAATTATGAAGATTATAAAGTAGCTGTTGTGTTAGGGTTAGAAAAAAAGATACAAGAAAGAATTAGAATTTGTAATAAGAAGATTAATTATTTACAGTGGAAAAGATAAATTGAAATTATTATTTGAAAATTGGCGTAAACATCTTTTAAATGAAGTCTCCTTTGCAGATGCAAAGGAGATTCTAAATTCCAAAGGTACGCTTAAAATCATAAAGAACTATGAATATGAAATGAAAAAGCTTTATGGTGGCCGGGTTAAAGAGCCAAAAGAATGGTTGCACAAACAATTCAAAGATTGGCTTCTAGAAGCAGTGCCCGATGATCTAACCGACAATCAAAAAGGTACAGCGGTTTTGTGGTTAAGAAAGCTCGCCAAAGAAGATTTCAAAGTGACCAAAGCTTTTATAGATGGCGATACCTCCTCTAGAGGCTCAAAATATGGCAGACTTTGGGATGACTTCGAGGCTTTTTTCCACCATCAGCGATTTATGCCTCAACAGGATTTGATGAGTGTCAAAACAATCGATGATCTTCAAAGAATGGTAGACGAGGCAAAAGACGATATTCACGCAGCACAAAAAGAAAAACAATATCTTGATGCAGAAGAAGGTACAGAGGTGTTTAGGCACGATGGCGAGTTATATATAGCAGCTTTGCACAATAAGGGAGCGGCATGCGAACTCGGAAAAGGAACAGACTGGTGCACAGCTGCGCCCGGCCTAGATTATTTTTCAGATTATTATAGTGAAGATGATCCGTTGATCTATATTGAAAACAAAGCGGGCGGCGCCGATGAAAGATGGCAATTTCACTATGGATCCGGGCAATTCATGGATATCAATGATCATCCTATCAACAAAGATGCTTCAGCATCTCTTTTTAATTATCTTCACAACGCAGTTATGGATACAGACATACCACAAAAATATCCAATTGTGCAAAGGTATCATTATGTTATGATAGCTAGCGATCCAAAAACATCACCAGAAGTTTTAGCCGATATAGTCGACATCTATGACAGCGGCGAGCCATTCCCTACTACGGCGCTAATAGATGTTGCAAAAAACCCCAACACACCTTCAAAGTCACTTAAAAAACTTTATAGAGCAACTCATGATATATATATTGTTCGAAACATCCATGCCAACCCCGCAGTTGATTTTGATTTAGCAAAAGAAATTTTTCTATCAAACCCTGATGATCCTATCATAAGCTATCGAGGTACGCAACAAATGATGAAGTTTGCTGCCAAGGGGGAAATTTCGCAGGAAGAGGCTACCAAGTTGATTGGTGTAGTGGGAAAAAAGAAGGACGAACTCGCCAAGGGATACCACAAAGCCTCGGTCATGCAAGAAAATACAGGGATAAAAACGAAACAATTATTTAAGGGTTGGCGAAAATATCTAAACCATAAGGAAGTGTAATAATGTGTATAATTTGTGTTGAGTTTCAAAAGGGAAGCTTAAAGCTTGGCGAAGCAGTGCGCAACTATGGAGAAATAAAAGATTCTTTATCTCCTGAACATAGAAAAGAAGTAGAAGAAACAATCTTCAACAACTTTCCTTTTTATCCTAGCGCGTCTGATTATCTTGACCCGGATGAGGATGATGAATACTATGAAAAAACAGGATTTGGTGATTGATGAAAAGGTGGAAACCATTTATATTTGAAAACAGTAAACTACCAATATGGGCATCTTTTTTTGCTCCGATTAACATCAATGCAATAAGCTTTGGTTTGTGGGTGTGGTGCAGGGGAAGCATATCTGACTCGACTAGACGACATGAAACAATACATTTTCAACAACAATTGGAGCTTCTTTTTGTATTTCAGTGGGTATTGTATGGGCTGTTTTGGCTTGTTGGCCTAGTCAAATATAAAAATGGCAGGACGGCCTATTATAATAATATTTTTGAAAAAGAGGCTTACCACAATGAACATGATGTTAACTATTTAAAAAATAGAAAACGATATTCTTGGTGGAAATACAAAACATGAATCATCTAAAAAAAAATAATGAAACATATCTAAATCATTTGTTGTTTGCAGGCAGGATTGGCTTAACATTGATATTTCGTGGGTTTATTTTTTTGTTTCATGCATTAGTGCCAATTTGCGAAGTCCCCAAAAAGTGGAACCTTTCTAACACGTCAGCCAAATTGCAAGAGTGGTGTCATTATACAATTAGGAGGCTTGATAAATGAACAAGGGAGTTAAAAAATGAATAGACTATTTGAAAATTGGCGACAATATATATATTTAAATGAAACAATCGGTTTAGATGAAAATCCAAACTTAGCGGATGATCCTGATGCTTTTGAAACAGCCAAGAAACCCATTCCTTTGGAATATAGAGTTGCAGAGACAGACGAGACAATCCAAACCAAAGAAGGTCCAGTTAGTGCTATAGCTGGTGATGCTATTATGACGGGCACAGAAGGCGAAAACTGGCCAATACCCGCAGAAAAGTTTGCAGAAACTTATGATGTTCTTGAGCCGGGATTAGCCGCTAAAAAGAATATCCCTGTATTTGCTAAAGAAATGGCTG